CCGTCTTCAACAATTGAGTCTGCTGACGTAGTGCCGTCCGGTGCGGTAGCTGTGTTTGCCGTAACCGTGGCGCGGGTCTTTATCCACGAAGCATTATCAAACTCAGCACTGCGAAGCAGTGAGTTCGTCCTCGCCTCCTCAATCAGCAGCCCCTGAGCCGCCAGGGTGGAGGGGTTGTAGTCCAGGCGCGGGGCGTCAACGGCGGCGCTCTGCAACACGCCGGCAGAGTCGAAGTACGTGGCCGTGCTGGCACGGGTGAAGGTGATGATCTGCGAGAAGGTTTTGTCTACGAGTCCCACGCCGGTCTCCCAAACTACATATTGAGCAGCAATCTGATACTGCGGGATGATGAAATCGGTGTTGAGCGTGTACCCGTTTGGGTCGGTTAGGTCAGTCACCACCCCCGTAAAAGACAGGTCCAACGTCGGGCCAAGCTGATTGAACGGGTTGTTCCCCCCGCCGCCACGCAACGGATACGCAGGAAGCGCGAAGCCAAACCCGAACGACATCAGAAAATCCTGACCATGTTGGTAGCGGACGTACCCGTCGCGTACACGCGAATCACCTGCAGCGGCACCACCGTCCCCCCAGGAACAGCATTGAACGTCACATCAGACCCTTGAGCGGTCAACACACGCAACGAACCCGTGGTGCCCACAAAGATCACCGAAGGCTCACGCAGGTTGACGGTGTCACTGGGCGTGACTGCAGCGGCGTCCCCCGGAAACATCGGGAACGTCGGACTAAAGTTGGTCTTTGCCATGCGGCCCCCAAAAGACTACCCCGCCGAAGCGGGGCTGGGTTCATCAGTTCTGGAACGTGGTCGGTGCCTGAGCGCCGTTGTCTGCACGCTGGATATATTCCACCGTCACCACAGTCGCACCCGCCGTGGGGTTACCCCCCGCCGCAGTGAACGTACCCGTCACCACCACATCCGCCGTACCAATGTTGTCGGTGGCCGAAGAAACCAGCGCAGCGTCCAGAGTCGCCCGAGCGGTTTGAGCCGTGGTCAGACCGATGTCAATCGTGGTCTGGAACGCATTGGCAGTGCCAACCTTGCCAAAGGTCGTATTCACCGCAGTGACCGAGCCGCCAGAGATGGCAGTGGTCTTCTCAACCGTGAAGCGCAGGATCTTGGCACCTGCCGGGAGCGTGAACAGGTTCTGCGCCGTGGGCGATGTAGCCATCGCAGAGAACGGCACGTTGGTGGATTGGGTCAGAACCGGCAGGCCGGTGTTCGTGCCAGCGCCGTAGCGTTGGGTGCCCATGCGAACCGGGCCAGAGAGCGTAGAAAATCCCATGATTTGTCCTCAATCTGCTCTTGCCGTCTCTGAGGAGAAGTCCGCCTAGTCGGTCGGCAAGCGTGAAGGTCTAGGTTTGTAGCAGGGTAGCATAGCGGGGTGGGGGAGTCAAGCGTAAACAAACACAAGCCCCGTAAACTTGCCCTTGCCAATTGGTTTGCCGGAGACCAAAGCACGGCGCAACGTGGGCATGGTCATTTGGTAGTGCGTCAGCACAGCGGTCAGGCTGTCAAACAACTGTCCTGAGGTCTGCTCCAGCACCTTCTTGCGCATCTTTTCCTTGGACGCCTCAGTGTGGGTTTTGCCAAGGAAGTTCTTGTTGCCCAGCGTCCGTTGACGGATAGCCTCGCGTTCAGCGTCAGTTCGCTTGTAGCCAAGGGCGTTTTGGTTACCCTTAAGCGCGTCTGACATCTTCTGACGAGTCTCGTCGGAGGGTATAAACGCTCCGCCACGCCCTTCTGCTACAGCCTGTTGAACCTTGGCACTAATCTTTGCTTTTGTTTCCTCTGTGTGCTGTTTACCAAGTCTTGGGTGACTGGACGGGTCTGCGGCATAAAGAGCTTTGACGCCATCAGAAACTCTGTCTTTGAACTCCTGCCCCCAAACACGCCCGTAATTGGGGCTAAGTTCTCCTGTGCGGCCTCTCATTGGCGCAGCAGCAGATCTCCCTGAGTTGTAACAGTGCGGCTTGCCGAAATTTTCATCCAGCCACCGATCTTCAACTTGCCAAAGCATTTCTTCAGACACTGCTGTTTCAACAACCTCAAACTTAAAGCAGTCCTCTCCGTATTTGTTCCATGAGGCCTGAAGGTGCAAACAATGATGACGGTTGCCGCGCAACATTTTTCTGTGGTTACGAAAGCGTTCTCGGGTGCTTGTAGTGCTTCCAACATAAAACTTACCGTTGACCACGTTGCGAATTTTGTAAATAACTGGCTCTTTCATGGGTGCTCCGTTACAGGTTTCGAGAGCCATAATGCTACACCCAACACACGCCGTGTGTCAATAGGAAAAAGAAAAGGCCCCCGAAGGGGCCTCTCAATCGCGCTAAGTGCTTGATTTTGTTGGGTTATGCGCCCGGCGAACCGTACACACCCAAACTGTCGCTCACACCAAAGCTGTAGCGCTCTCGCGCCTTGTAGCGGTTGTTCCCGGTGTCGAAATCTTGGTCCATTGACGTACCCAGAGGCACGCGAACAAAGTGCTTCAGACCGTTGGGCACATCAGTCTTCAAGAACCAAGCATTGGTGTCGGTCAAGAAGTGGTTGATGGTGTAGCCTTCCGGGATCGAGCCGTTGTTCTTCAGGGCGTTGATGTCGTTGTCGGTGGTGCCAACGCGCAGGCTGGTTTCCAACAGACGGGTAGCAACGAACTGCAGAGCAGGCGGAACGATCAGCTTGCGGGGCTTGGCAGCAATCAGCAGGCCCTTTTCGTCCGTCCAAGCAGCGATCTGGATCACAGCCGCTTCAAGAGACGTTTCGTTCAGGTCTGCAGCCGTCGCGGGACGGTTGCTGTTGGTGCCACCAGAGACAATCGGGTGAGCCGTCGAGAACAGGGCTTGACCGTCACCGTAGACCACGGAGGCGTTGAAACCGTTGTTCAGGACTGCTGCAGCCTTGACCTGCTTGGTGTAAGACATGGCGCGAGCCAGTGACTTGGTGTACCGAGCGGACAGGCTGTCGTACAGGTTGTCTTCCATCGCCTCTTCGGTGATGGAGAAGCCCATAGCGATGGTCTCGTGGTTGTAACGAGCGGTCCAGGCTTCCTGTGCGTTGTCGTACTGGATGGCCGAACCTTCGTTCTTCACCGGGGCTGCGGAAAAACCGGCGAGCTTGGTTTCCTCTTCGAACGAGCGCTCTGAGGACTCGGTCTCGTAGATCTCCTTGTGCTCTTCGCCGTAGCGCTTGTACTCCATGCCGAACAGAGCGTTCAGACCAGGGAGCAATTCCTTGAGTAGTTGGGCACGTGAAATTGCCATGATGAATGCTCCTTAGGCGATGTTGTAGCGATGGACGTTGAAGTTGATCTTCGCCAGCACTTCCGGAGTCTGGATCAGAGCCAGGGTAGGCCCAGTCACAGAGTTGGCAGGCGAGTTGGTCACCGTCAAAGTCGTGCTGCCCGTGGTCGTCACCGTGGTCGCAGCGGTCAGAGAAGCGCCAGTGAACTGGAGCTGACCCGTCGCGGCAACCAACTGGTAGATGTCCGTGCCAATCGGCAGGACTTGACCAACCGTCAGGCCAGACACCACAACCGAAGTCGAGCCAGAACCGGACACATAAGTCGCTTGGGTAGCAACTTGGGTATCAGGAACCAGACTCAGGACACGGAAGCCCGCGTTGGCGGTGGTGGCAGCAGCGCCCACGACACCCAGCGTGCTGTTGCCAGTCGCTGCATTGCCCGTGGTGGAGGAGCCAGCCAAGTTCACGCCAACCGTCAACTGAGACGCCGAACCGATGGTGGTCACACCAGCAGCCGTCACAACCGCAATACGGAAGACCGCATCAGGATCGTCACAGATGATTGCCTTGATGTCACCAGCCAGGGTGTTGGCAGGGTAGTACTGGCTGAAGCGCTTCTGCTTGGTCACCGGATCGGTGTACGAGCAGCCCATGAAGACACCGACCGTGGTGTTGGTGGTGTTGATCGGCAGCGTTGCGATGTTGACGAAACCGTTCGTGATGACGACCGGATCACCAAAGAAGATCGAAGTGCCGTAGTTGTAGGCGACTGCGTACTCACGAGTAGAACCCGCAAATACCTGACCGCCAATCAAATTGACCGGCTTGTAGCCGTATGGTCCGTCTAGCGTGGGGTATCCCATTTAGAGACTCCTTGAATTAAGAACCGCGTCCGAACGATACTTCGCTGCGCCGTTCCTTGAACAGCGGCATACGAGCATCACTCTCGCGCATGAAGTTGTTGTCCACCGACTGCATCTGCCCTTCAGCTTGACGCTGGTAGTAGGCATTACGCTGTTCAGTGAACT